TATTAATATCGCATTTAAACCGGGTTCAAGATTTATCCTAAATCTCACAGCATTTCTCTAGCATTAGCTATTTTTCAATCATTAGATTCGAATATTTTCACTCTCTCAAAATCATTAGATTTTTAATTATCATTAGATAAAATGAGAATTTCATTACAATCAGTAGCATTGTTTCAACTTCTAAACATTACCGCATTCATTTTAGTTGCTCATACCGTACTAAATGGGTTGCTTAACGCCGTGTATCCCGATGTCTTACGACACGTGGTCCGATACTCTTTTACATGGTCTTTATATCACATCATGTTGATTCTTATGTGTGTTGGCGTGGTTTATACGACACGACGCAGATGCGAGAAAATTGAAGAGCGGGCAATGGAATTGTCAGAACATCTGGCAGGTACAGCTGGCAGCGTTGATCGCAGTATAGCTCAGGTTACCTCCATTGTCAATGATTCGGCGCGAGATATCAGATCAACAGCTAGTATCGCCAGTGTCGCATTAGCCAATGGTTCAGTTGCTTTGCGAGAAACGACAGAAGCGCTCAAACCGACTATTGCTTCGTTTGGCTATTTGAGTGATTTAACCATTAATTGGACGTTAGGTTATTCCTTTGGAGTTTGTTTAGGAGCTCTGTTTCGTGTTGGTACGATTGTTTATCAGCGCATCAAGAAGGAGAAAATTCCTGAGAGTGCTTCACGTAAACTCGTGGAGGAAAAGTTCTTTAAGATGTTCGATACGCTCATTGTACTCGCTCTTATTCCCATGATTTATGATCAAGGTATGCAAAGTGCTATGACTCTCATGTCCATGTTCAAATTTACGGGGGACATGATGCGAAAAGTGTCAACTGCTCTCCATATGTTTGCATCCACCATCTTGCCTAGCGATTCTCCCATTACTGGCCAGGTGCAGGAAGCTGCCACTGAATCAATTCATGAGCTTCATGCTAGATCAGCTAAAATCATGAAAGACTTAGAAGCTATAAAGCAAATGGAATCAGAATCAGACGAGGAAAAGAGTGTTCCCCCACCATCTGAGCCTCGCGAAGTACCGCTCCGTTATCCTGTTTCTGATGGTGTGGCACACAAAATTATTGAGTTGGAATCTCGTTATGAGCAAATGTCCGAAACACCTATAGCTGAGCTCGTTGCTAAGTACGAAACTAAGCATGAGGCCCAAAAAGCTATGTGGCAACGTATGCGAGAAACCCTTTGGGCGCCTTCAGAAGAGCACTGTGCTACGGAGAGAGATCGCATTGCTCGCGATGCTGCTTTGGATGCCTTGAAGTCCGACTATGAAGAATTGTTTGGTTCCCCTCTTGATCTGAAAAATGATACTGACTTATCTCGTTTAGATGGCATCCTGCGCAAGCATAGGATGGAGGGTTCAGACTTCGGTAGCCACCCAAATCAAGCTGAAGCTAAACGCATTTTCGAACAGCGTCTAGCCAAGAAGCGCAGAGATGATAAGGTCACATTGGTGATTGTGATCATCGTCTGTCTACTCTTTAGCGCTCTGTTTTATTTCTACCGCCGTAAGCAGCTTGATAAGGTTTTGGAAGCGCGCACCTGGAGATACAGTAAGTCGCAGCGCAAGTGGGTTCAATATCCAGACAAATCTGCTGATGTTTCTAATTCTTTCCAAGCTACTCGTAAAGCGGATGTCACTAAGAAGCTTAAATCCTTAACTCCCGACCAAACTCAAATCGCGGCTACAGCTTTTTCTAAGAGTGTTTATGAAGCAGCTATGAAGGTTGCCAACAAGCCCTCTGACCCAGATGATACAGTTCCTGAGTCTTTTAAGCATGATTTGCGGAAGAAACTGGATGCGTTTGTGGATAGCACTTTTTTCCAGGCCATGAAGTCGTTTGTTTCTAGTTCAGAGACTTTTGTCAGCCCACTTACTCGACACATCATCAATTACTCCAAAGGTTTGGAAAGTGCTAAGGTCAAGGGCCAGCTTCACTTGTTTTCTGTCCGATCAGTTCCTGAGATCACCCGTGCTTATTTTCTCAACACACGTCAACCTAGTGCTATGGGCTTGGTCAATTACATCTTTTATCACGACGCTGAATCCACTTGGGATAACTTGACGACTGAGAGCTCCTCGTCATCGCGTCCAAGTTGGGCCACCAAGGATATGTCGAACAAAATAGTCTCTTCGCTGATACAAACGCGTGATGAACACACCACTCCAGCTATGCGTGAGGCTCTGATGTCTCACTGCGTCAATCGCAGCAAGATGTTAATTCCTGAAGCATTGATTTCAGCTCCTAAGATTGAGGTTAAAACCCCCGACTTTGGTTACTGTACGTCGGAGTACGATGGATATGCCTCCCGTGTGTTCTTCATTATCGCTCATAATTGCATTATCACAGTTCATCATGCTTTCAAAGATGTGTCTTTTTGTAAATTTACGTTCGACAAAGAAGAGGTGAACATCTCCACTGCTGATCCCAAATTGGTTGTCATTGGAAAAGATTTGGTCGCGTACCCTACGGGAAACAAGATCTTTCAATCTATGAGACAGTGGAAGCTGGCTGAATATAATACATCTATACAGGATGTTGTGTTGCGTTGCGGCAACTCCCTAAGTACAGGCAAGGTTGTCAATACTAATGACATCGACGGGTTAATTGGCTGTTCCTATTCATCGCAGTATGGAGATTGTGGTAGTCCGGTAACTAGTGGCAACTCCCTGACCGCAGTCGGCTTTCACGTAGCCACTAATCAACGTGAGAATTTCTTTTCACCTATAACCTCTCTTGTCAAAGAAAAACTTCAACAAATTAGTACAGCGGTGCCAAAAAACTTGCTAGCCCCGGCCAGTCTTTAATTGATTTTGAGAAGAAGTATCAAAGTTATACTATTTCTCAATCTTTTAAGATTGATACGACCGGGGCATTCCCCTATCCTTTGTTGAATTACTTACCATGTGAAAACTTAGAATACATTGGTCGCGTTGAAAAACATCCAACCATGAATTTTAAAGAGTTTACCAACGAACACATGGCAGAGTATTGTGAGGAAACTGGCGTTCCTTTCCCATCAGACTTACGACAAGTTCGGCCGACTTTAGATGCAGGCTATAAGTCTTTCTTTAAATATAACAAGCGCCAACCAGAATATTGTCCTGACAAATGGGCCACCTCTCTAGAGTGGGCCAAGAGACATTTCTGGCCTGCTATGCGCTATTCCTCTGTGTTGTCAGAGTCAGACGTCATTAACGAATTGGAACTTGGTTCATCGTGTGGCTTTCCTTGGAGTCGCAAGTACTTTAGTAAGCGTTCATTTCTTTCTTCTCCTGACGTGCGAGCTGTGTCAGACTATTGGGATGGTATGCTTACAGGTTCGAGCTTGCCACTTTGGTCTTGTGCTCAGAAAAGAGAGCTGCGCGAAATTGAGAAGGTCAAACTACAGAAGCATCGAACGTTCACAGCATCGCCTGTGGAATTTACTGTCGCCTCAAATCGATTATGTCTAGACATGAATAATAAATTGTACGACAGTGGTTTACTTACTTGGTCGTTCGTTGGAAATTCTAAGTTTTATCGTGGCTGGCATAATTTGTATAGTAAACTGTCTGATGGTGGTCGAAAAGAGAACAATGCTTACGAGTTAGATGAGTCTGAGTATGACTCTAGTATTTTTGCCAATGCTTTGTGGGACATGGTTGATTTTCGGTTCTCGATGTTTCAGAACTCCGACCAAACTGCTGAAAATTTACAACGACTCGAGCATATTTATGACCATATCATCAACTCATATGTGGTGATGGAAGATGGTCATATTTTTAGAAAATTCACAGGCAACCCATCCGGCAGCGTCAATACCATTGTCGACAATACTGTGGTTTTATTTCGTTTATTTGTGTACGCCTGGCTACAGTTTTGTGACGACTATGACATAGAGACAGACTACAATCATTTGCTAGACAACGTTACCGCAGCTTTGAACGGAGATGACAACACTTATACAGTTACGGACGCTTTTGTGGCCTTTTCACCTCCATTCATATCAAAAGTTTGGACCTCCATTGGTGTCACAACCAGAACTCCTTGTGATTTTCCTAGACACCTGAGCCAGGTGTCTTTCTTATCGTCAACATTCACTTGGGATATGAAGCTACAATTGTGGCTTCCACAATTGTCGTACTCTAAGTTGATGAATTCATTGGCAATGGGTTCCGAATACGACGATGTTCGCTGGCACCTTCTTCGAGCTTACGCACTTCGTATTGAAGGGTATACTAACAAAGCTTTCTTCTCTTTCGTTGAAGGTTTCATAGAGTTTTTGCACAAACGTTACGCTGATCAACTGGTTGGAAATTTTTTTATTGCTTCCTCGGAGACGCTCGTTCCTATGTCGACAATTGAATCGATGCGTCTAACTATAAGCCAATTAGACAATCTATATTCAGGTTTTGAGGGTTCATTTAAAGAGTCCGCCCTTTTAAAATCGAATAAATTAATATCCATTTTAAACCGATCAGATTTGATCTTACAATCCAAACGAATCCTCATCTCCGAAATGACTAAAGGAAAGAATAAACATCATAAGAAAGCCATAAAGCAAGCCATCCGTACGGAAATTAAAGCTGCTGAGCGTAAGCACAAAAAACCAGCCAAGAAGAAATCTCGACATGGTGGCGTGATTCGCGAAGTTGCCAATGCCGTTGGTGGTTTTACTGGTATGCCAACAGTTGCCCGCAAAGTGGGTAATTTTATTTCCAAAGTCACTGGCCATGGTGATTATACTGTTCAGCAGAATAGTTTTTGCACTTCCCCAAATATGGTGCCATCCTTCTCTAATGGAGGTGATGACATTACTATCACTCACACCGAATATATCACTGACGTCGATTCGTCTGTCGCTTTTCAGCACCACAGTTGGGACATAAATCCTATGAACCGCTCTTTGTTTCCATGGTTATCAGGAATTGCTTTAAACTATGAGATGTATAAGTTTGAGGGTCTTTTGTTCCAGTTTAAGTCTACTAGCGCAGATGCTCTCAACAGCACCAACACAGCTTTGGGCACTGTCATTTTAACCACCCAGTATGATTTGGCTAAGCCTCCTTTTGCCAATAAGACCGAATGTGAGAATTATGAGTTTTGCACTTCTACTAAGCCTAGTGATAGCGCCCTTCATCCTGTTGAGTGTAAACCTTCTTCGGAACCCTTTAAGTGGAGATATGTGGAGGATCCCTCAGTAGTTCCTGGCACCCAAACTTCCATTGATGCCAACTTGCTTAATTATGGTCGATTTCAACTTTCAACGGTCGGAATGCAGGCCGTCAGTAACATTGGTGAGTTATGGGTTACGTACAAAGTCAGATTTACTAAACCTCGTCTTCCTAGTTTTGGTTCCAGCCAAAATCAACAGGTGTATTCCTCCAAGGGTAACACTCTCACTTTATACAGTGGACACTATGCTAAGTTGTTTGAGCAAACAAACTCCAACGACGATCCTCATGGTCCTCCCAAAGGTTTACCTTGGTATCCCAATTATTATGTGTCTTCCAACCCGGATGGTGCTCCTGTACCTATTGAAAGTGTTAATGGTTCTCAACCCTTTTTTGATTTATCAAAGTGTACTCCTGGATCCTGTTGGCAATTCTCTCTTATCGTTTACAGTGATATTGTCACGAGTATTCAAATGAGTGACTACGGCAAGCTTATTTCGGACGATGGCTGTCACGGCTGCGCTATCATCCCGTATTTTAATAATGGAACGGAATATTATAAGTGGCAGTCTATTGCTGGTACTACTAGTTTATGGACCTCTGTTGTTGTTCAAGTTGGTGATGGCACAGCATTTTCTAACACAGGAAGTTTTGCCATGCTTAACTCTGTTCTTGGGACTGCTCAGAGTGTATCTAACGCCAATGCCACCATGTATGTGCAGCAAGTTCCTTACAAGGAAAACTGGTTTTCTCCTACTTCTTTTACTGAAACCGACCTTACTCGATCCAGAGTGTTAACTCTGTTGACACATAGGGCTGATCCCATTGAATGTAAGCAAGAGGAACCCAGCAGAGAATCTTCTGACTGCGAGGTTGTTTCTGACTTACAACAGTCTCTGCACATTGATGCGCCCACTCTCTCGAAATTACTTAACAGAAAGTGAGGAGGATGAATTAGCAATACATTCTACGCATCTTTATTTACACTCTTTTAGGGTGTTTTTATAATTTTAATGAGGTTTTTCGTCATACGACGCAAGCCCACTGGCTTTTCCTCGACCTTTTTCTTAGAGCGCAACACAGTTTTTTTTTTCTGCTCGTTGCCCTGTTTTTGGGTTCTCC